TGTGATGCCATTGTGTCTCCAGCGGCAGGCGTATTAGATGCGCCAGCGCCGTACAAACCAATGTACCAAGCAGCCGTATAAGCGGAACCTTTGAAGTACTGGGTGTTCATGTCCTGAAGACCGACGTTCACCACCAAGTTGTGGGAGCTGTGTTCCCACTTGAGTTTGCCGTTTTTGTCGAAGCACTGGAGTGTATAGACACCACCTGCGCCAACACCTTCAGTCACTGGTTTGGCTACCGCCAGTGCCGAACCAACGAAGTCGCTGGATTTTGCTTTGTTATCTAACATGTTTGCTCCTTTAAGAGAATCGCAAAAGTGCCGAAGATACCGTGTTAGACGGCATTACAACGGTGAAAGTTGATGTGCAAGTTTTGTCGCTGCCAAAGTCGAGGACGGCAACAGACTTATTGCTCTTTGAAGCATTGTATATAAGACCTGCCCTTGTAGTAAAGGCTGCGGGATCCCATACAGCATTGCTGAAATTAATATACACAGCAGAACCAGATGTCTGGATGGTTATGCCCGTCAAGATCTTGCCAGTTGCTGTGTACCCAGTACCCGAAATCTCGTTTGTTGCGCTGTACGCTGTCGTATCTGCGTTTAAACTTACATCTGCGCTATACAAAGCGAGCTTTAAGGTGTCTGTTGACAGGTCTTGTCCACCTACCAATAGATCGTTCTTAAAGCTGGTTGTCAGGGTTTGGACAATTGACATTAGTTCACCGGATTCCTTACCTGACCATCACGATAAGCATCCATACGCTGTTTGCCATCGCCCAAGTTCTTGAGTAGTGCGATTGATTGCACATAGCGCTCTTGGTACAACTTAACCATGTCCGGCTCACCCTTCATGTAGGTGATTGCCTCAATCATTGTCCCGTTTAGCAGGGCGGAGTCAAAGTTATCTCCAAGCCATGTGTTGCCAGCGGTAACAATTGATTCTGGGATGTAGTAAAAATGAAGTTCTACGTTATTGGGAGTACTTAGTAGCGATGCATTCGGGGTTGGGCCAAGAATAAAAGAAAGCTCTGTTTCTTGACCGTACACGGGGCCAAAAATGGCGTAGTGTTTAGGTATCCCTGTGGCACTAGACGAAGGATACGCATCACGGATGAAGTTCACATCCTTGTTTAACAAATACACATAGTCGCCGTTTGCTTTGATCACAGCCAAAGAATAGGCAGACAAGAAATCGTTTGGCGCAGATAGATACTGATTGCCATTTGATAACTGTCCGACCATGTTCTTTCTCAGGTTAGCCAACTGCACCGTGTTGTAGATGCGCTGTTCCGCCTGACGGATCATCGTGTCCATGTCTACCGTGGGAAATGTATTCTCACAGTAATCTTGAACAGCGACGACTAATTCTGCGTATGTCATGCCATTGGGCCTCTAGCCATTACGCCTTTAGTTGCTGCGCCAGTACCACGGATTTTGATGCCAGTAGTTTTAACTTCATCGTTAGAACCCATGCTGACTCCGTCCAAAGGAATCCAATCCTTTTTACGGGGCATAGGTGCTTTGTCGCGCATATTTACGCCGGACTTGCCGTCCATTGTGTGCGGAGCGGCATAGACGCTGGCATCACCAACTTCTTTTCCCATTAATTTTTTGCTATACATTATTTACCCCTTTGGTTAGCCACCTTAGCCATGCCGCGACCCAATGTACGCATTTGCATATTGGTCTTTCCGCCTTTGGCGAACTTGGTCACTGGCTTGCCGGGGTGCATGTTTTTCTCGTGCTTATGCACTGCCCCAGCCATCATTTTCTTATCTTGTTTTAAATCTGCTTTATCCATGTTTAAACCCCTAAGTAGTTTGTATCGTTACTGTACCAACATATCCAACTAAAACCAAGTTATTCGGCGTTAAAGCAGCATCAAATTCGCTTGCTCCTCCTACCGGATTCCAGCCCCATTGGATATCCCTTGAACCTCCGGTGGGGTATCCCCCAAATCCCGATGTATTGTTTTGCAATCCATTCACACCCGCTGTGATGTATGTACTGTCCCTACGGGGTTCCATCACCGCTTGAGGATCATCCACCGGATACATACCCAATTGCAACTGTGGTTGATCTGGATCCCAGCACTCAGGACAAACTTTGAGGTCATACTTCTTTGTCTTGATGACTTCTTTTTTTAGTTCCTTGAGCTTGTACTGCTGGCCGCAGCGGTCGCACATGGCGATGCTGTATTTGCCAGAAGCATATCTGTTACCCATTACGCACTACCCCCTCCAATGAACATCTGGCGAGGAACAAATCTGACCGACGCTTTTTCACGATCTTCACCAGCGGCAAGATTGAACTGCTCGTCATACATTTCTTTGAGCATTTGCACCCGTGGCATCAATTCAGGAACCTTGGTAGCAATTTGATAGGCTAATCCTGCCGCAGCAGCGGGTAGGAAGCGGAAATTCATGTCGCCAGTCTCTATACCCGCACCAGCATCTTGCACGCGGCGTAGCCGCCAATAGATCAACTGATATGGGGTTGAGTTGTCTGGGGTGGGCCAAACAGTTACAGCAGGGAGTTGAGGAACATAAACCGAAATGCCCGATGTATGAGATGCTGCCGTTGTGTCGTTCTGCGCTCTAGAGCATACATATAGGGTATTCCCTGTTATGTATTGATAATAGATAGTCTCATCATCTAGCTTGATATACCCCGCCGCCGCCAATCCGACCGTCGTGCTGAGAGTGATCTCGGTAGCCGTAGAGTTGATGGTTGTGCTTAGAGTTGAATTTGCAGGGTTCGTTTCTCCAGAATTCCTTTGAACAAGAATCTGAATAGGTCTAGCCTGCTGAAGTTTGTTTGGGATGGTTGCGTAGGTAGAGGAGCTAATGCGGGTGATTGTTAAGTCAGCCTGTGTGCTGGCGCTGTTAGCACCTGTACGGATTACGTGATCCATCAGGTCAATGGTGTCTGTTGGGGTTGGATACGTGTTTAAACCTGCAACGAGGTCGATGGAGCCTTGCTCAATCGTCCACATGTTAATGCCCCTGTTCTGCCATTCGATGGTCATTAGATTCATCGATCTGCGTGCGGTTCTCAGGTCATAGCCCGACCGCATTTCACGGCCAGCGCGTTCCCATGCCTCCTCCGCCAATTCGGTGAAGTCAAGGTTAAACGCGGTGGATCCGGTAGTACTCATCTTTTACTTCTTTGCGGTTTTAGCAGAGTTAATGAATGCTTGTGCCGTAGGCGCTCCCTTGCTACCAACCTTACGCATCTTCTCGCCAGAGCCTTTGGCGATACGTTTTTTCTTGGCGTTAATATTGGCGTACAAGCCCACCTGACCGCCTTCGGCATATTGCGTAAAGTCGGTATCGTCCCGTCTGGCTTTACGCTTTCCGGTTGGCATTTTGGAGGGGCTAATAGCCCCCATTCCTCGGCTTGCCATCATTTAGCACATCTTTCCGCGAGTCTTGCCACGCTGGGCTATGCCATCAGCACGGCGTGATGCAGAAACAGAACCGCCAGAAGCCATAGAAGAGCGAGAGACGTTACCACGTCGGACGTTTTCCCTAGCCTCTTCTAGAATATTTCTTTTTCTCGGGGCGGGAACGGGTTTTGCAGCCTCCATAGCAGACCTGTTTGCATCTGCTTGTTTTGACATCTTTGATGCCGTATCCCCTAGGTTTACTGTTTTTGCAGCAGATGCAGATCGCCCTTCATTACTAAAGTCTGGCTTATTAAACGCTGTAGACCTAGAGCGGCCTTCGTTGCTATATGTGGCCTTTGGCATTGGTGGCTTAGATGGCATTTTCTTTGCATCTATTTCCTTATCACGCATTTCTCTTAACATGCGGTCGCCTGCTTCTAAATTTGTTGCTTTCTGTATATCTAAAGCCTCTGGGTCAAAGTTAATAGACTCCATAGCGTCTAATTCTCCGCCTGCTTGGTATCGTTTCATCTTTTTCATATCTACTCCTTAGCAGGCTTTGCCGCCCATGTTCATCTTGATCTGCTTGGCTTTTGTCTTGCCTTGTTTGGCAATACCGTCAGCCGCTTTTGTAAAGCCACCAGAAGCCATCTTCTTCATAGCCATGCCGCCTTTACGCATTGCACCCATT